ACAAGCGAATAATGGCGTATCGCAAGAAGCACAGGCTTGCAACGGTCAAAGAAATAGCCGAGGCGTTGAAGGTCAGCCCTGCGAAGATTCGCAAGCGGATTGCCTATCTGCTTGAAAAAAACCGCTTCCCGATTAGCCGAGACATTGACACGGCCACGAAAGAAACGCCAGTAGAGGAGGAAGTGGTGGAGGTGCGCTATCGCTACGATTGGCGGCCTGAATATTCGGGGTTGAGCAAAGCGGATGGCTACGACAAAAGCCGCAAGTTCTGCCAGACGATGCTGGATTTAAGCGCGACAAAGTTGTACACCCGAAGCGATATAAACGACATCGGGCAGTTGGTTGGGTGGAACGTTTGGGAGCGCAGAGGCGGTTGGTTCACGCTTCCGAATGGCAACCACAGGCCAAGTTGCAGACATATGTGGGTTCAGCAATTGGTAGTCAAAAAAGGAACAACAGTTAAACGTGTAGTATGAGCATCGCCCTATTTGTAAGTGAAGAATACCTGCTGGAAAACAGCGTCATCAATGAAAACGTAGCCTATACGCAAATCAGGCCCACGTTGGTCAAGGTTCAGGATATGCACATTCAACCTGCCCTTGGCAGTGCGTTGTACAAAGAAGTACAGGCGCAAGTGGTGAACGCTTCGACAACTGCGTTAAACATCACTCTGCTGGAAGATTACATCCAACCTGCTATCGTGCAATGGATGTACTTTGAACTTCCGATGGTGCTGTCGTTCAAGTATATGAACAAAGGGATGGACAGGCGCACCAGCACTGAAAGCAACCCGATGAGCGTGGATGAGGTGTTCAAACTGATGGATAAAGTGAAGAATGATGCCGAATGGTATACGGAGCGCATTACGCGCTACTTGCAAGAGAACCACGCCAGTTACCCATTGTTTGATAACCCACCAACGGCTATCGACACAATTTACCCGAACGGAAGCAGTTACGAAACAGGGATGGCATTAGGAAGGCGTGGCCGCTTCCGTGACCCATTGGATTATCCTGAAAAACGCTTTTACCCATTTTAATGGCACACGCGAAGAACATTAACAAATTAAAGCAGTACTATGAGTTGGGTGCAATTAAAGAACGACCTGCTGACCTTTGCGGCGGCACATCCACAAATCAACAGCGTGGGATTCGGCGACCCGCTGTCGATAGGAACGGACAACACGATAAACCTGCGGACAACCGACAGGGATAGGGTTGTTTACCCACTTTTGTTTGCTGACCTGCAATCGATGACCGTAGGCGTTGGTGCGCTTACGCTTGGCGTGAGTGTGCTAATAATGGACAGGGTTGAGGATAGCCGCAACCTATCAACAGTTGTGACTGGTAGCGTAGTGGCGAGGTGGACTGACAATGAAGATGAGGTGCTGAACGACACCTTATATATAATGCGTGACTTCATCAGCAAGTTCACCAACGACCCTGCAAAGGATTACACGTTGCAAGATGCGGTTAGTGCAACGCGGTTTGTGGAGGCGCGGGATGACAAGGTCGCGGGATGGCAGGCTTCGGCCAACTTTGACTTTGAATATCCGCACAATTCTTGCGAAGTTCCGACATAAGTGGTATTTAACTAAAAATAGCGATATGAACATTGGGCAACAATTAGACGCGATGCTGGGAGGCTACGGCGCGATAACCGTAGTGACAGGCGCAGTCACAGGTCAGGCGTTTGAATTTCTTGTGGTGAATGCATCCACGAGCTTCACGACTTTGACCGACAGCGAAGGCAACAACGCGCTGACATACTTGGGATTATCAGGCATTACAGTGATGACAGGGATGATTGTCAGGGCGCGTAACGGCTTGAAATTAGCCGCGGTCACGGTATCAGGCGGCAACGTATTTGCATATAGCTGATGGCATTAGCGCACGGATATGCATTGCCTTTCGAGGCATTGAGGCGCACGGGAGTGCTGGCGCAGAACACTGCTGACGCTACCAACCGCGCGACTGCTGATGGTGCGACAAAGGAAGCGGCGGGCAGTTGCTTGGATGCGCGTGCATTGGAAGTGCAACAGCGCACGGTTGTTCAGCCTTCCATTTTGGTTGTGCCGCAACTGACGCGCAATGGCGTTGTTCTAACCCAACTTCCTGACACCCGCACCAACTTTATTCAAAACAACACGATGACAGGTGCGACTGGTTCGGTAGCACCTACAACTTGGAGTGTTGTCGCGCCACCTTCTGGGATTACTATTGGCTATTCAGCGAGCGGTCAGACGACTGCGGCTGATGGCACGTTGGTGGACTACATTGACGTAACGGTAAGCGGCACGGCATTGGCTTCGGGTAATTTTAATTTGCGGCCTGAACCTGTGACTTCAACTGTCAGCGGTAATTTGTTATTTGCCGCAGGGGTGACGTACACGGCCAGTTTCTATATGTCTTTATTGTCAGGTTCGGTTTCGGGAGTTAGTCCTAACTATCAAATTCAAGAGGTTTCAGGAACAACATTTGTGGCTGGTACTTCATTAGATTTATCGGCGATTACATCAAATCTTACAAGGTATAGCGTCACACGACCAATTGCAGGTACAGGCGGTGCTGATAGAATTAGAACGCGCTATGGACACGCCATAGCAAGCGGTCAGGTGTTGAACTACACGATTCGGATTGCTTCACCGCAGTTGGAGAAGGGTAGTGTTGCTACGCCTGTCATCCGAACGGCAAGTGGATTTGTGAGCGTTGATATGCTTGGAGTGGCGAGAGATGGCGCACCGCCTGACTTCACCTTCACGCGAGCGACCACCGCCACGCGGGTGAATGCGAGTGGCTTGATTGAGAGTGTCGCTTCGGGAGTGCTTCGCTTGGACTACCCGATTGGAGGCGGTTGCCCTGCGGCGTTGATTGAGCCGAGTGGGACGAATGGAATATTGAATAGCACGGACATCGCAACAAGTTGGAGTTTGGGCGCAAACCTATCAAGCGGTTATGTGGACGTTATTGGGGTGAGTGGGAATAACTTGACCGTTGCGGTGAGTGGAAGTAATATCGGAAGTACAGCAGGACGGCTACAACGCTCTGGAAATAATGTAGCCTTGGCAAGCGGTAGTACCTACACGATTTCGTTTCTGATGAAGAAAACAGGAACGCATACGATTGGCGGCTATTATGCAGCGATAACAGGAGCGGCTTCGGGAGACCTTGGCGCAGGTTTTGATGTAAGCGGTTCTTTTAGTAGTGGCTCAATTTATAATACCGCAGGCACAACAAACCGAATCCGAAGGGTTGAACAATGGGGAACTGACGTTTACCGATGCTCCGAAACGTTTACAATGACCGCAAGTGGGACTTTGACAGCGTTTACTTTGGGGCCAGTGGTTTCGGTGACAAGCGCCAACAACCCCGCTGTCGGTCTTGGCATTGCCTTCGCCGCACCACAACTCGAAACAGGCGCAATCCCGACTTCGTACATCCCCACGACCGCCGCATCAGCAACCCGCGCCGCGGAGGTTTGCCCCGTGTCGGGGGTATCGGGGTATATCGGGCAGACGGAGGGGACGTTGTATTTAGATTTGAGTTATGAGCAAGGCTCGTCAACAGCAAATCGTTGGCTTGAATTGTTTGGAAGTAGCAATTATATAGCGTTAGCTGTTGGTATCAACAATAATATTCGTTCTATTGTCAATGGGCAATCCGATATACTTACAGGAACGGACACAAGAAGTAGATTCAAGATAGCGTGGGGTTATGATTCATCGGGCGTTGTTTGCTTTATCAATGGCACTCAATTCACGCTTACCAATGGCGGGGCGCAAGTAATTACATCGCTTGATTCTTTCCGCATTGATATGTCATCCACTGCTGGTGGGCGCATTTTTAACAACCGCCTCCGCGCCGCCGCCATCTACCCCACAAGGCTCACGAATGAACAGCTCGAATCATTAACCCGACTAACGTAATGGCTACCTTCCGCAAATATAAATGGAACACAAAAGCCGAATTCGAGGCTTTCTATCAACTATCGCAACCCGATGCCACCTGCGTTGAGTTGGGCGAAATAGACAACACCTACTGCGTGGACTTGCTGTGGCATGACCAACCCGCACCTGATTGGGAGCAGTTTGAAACGTGGCCGCCACCCGTGGGCATACATACCTTCCTTGGCTGGGATGAACAATACACCAAAGAATACAATGAAAGATTTTCTTAACTCAATCGGCATCAACATCGGCCTAACCATTGCAGGCTTCCTTGGCTCGCTTCTGCTTCTACCAAAGCAACGCAATTGGAAGATGCAATTAGTCAGCGTGTTCAGCGGTAGCCTTTGCGCCACCTACCTCGCGCCTGTGCTGATTGGCTTTTTGAACATCAACGCACCTAACATCCAGTACGGCTTGGCGTTCCTTGTCGGATTCAGTGGAGTGAAGATTGCCGAGGTGTTGGAGGCAAAGATTCTCAAAACCCTATCCAGTGATAATAACGCGCAACGCGGCTAACATCCACACCCTCAACTACACGGGTGACGAACTGAACTTACTGCTCATCAGCGACCTTCATTGGGATAATCCCAAATGCGACAGGGCGCTCCTAAAAAAAGACCTGGACGCGGCCAAAGCAAAAGGCGCAGGTATCATCGTAAACGGTGACTTCTTCTGCTTGATGCAGGGAAAGGGCGACCCGAGAAAAAGCAAGGACGACATCAGGCCCGAACACAACAAAGGCAATTACTTACAGGCGGTGGTCGAGGATGCGGTCGAGTGGTTTAGTCCCTACAAGGATAACCTATTGCTGATTGGCTACGGCAATCACGAAACGCAGATAATCAAGCATATGGAGTTTGACCCATTGCATATGTTCCAATCCATCTACAACTACAAGAACCAAAGCAACCTGCACATCGGTGGATACGGTGGTACGGTGAAGGTACTGGGGAAAATTCGTAGCGGTCTGCATCGCGCCTTCGTCATCCACTACTACCACGGTTCAGGTG